TGTTGTGTTGGCTTCTAAGGAACAAGCACCAACTGCAGTGTTGTTTGTTCCTGTTGTATTTTTACATAAAGTTTGATTACCTAAGGCTGTATTTTGACTAGCTGTAGTATTTGATTTTAAAGAAGAAAGACCTATGGCAGTGTTTTCTGTTCCAGATGAATTAGTACACATAGAATGGTAACCCACTGCAACATTATTAGAAGCTGTATTAAGTTTTAAAGCACAACGACCGACTGCAATATTAGAGCCACCTGTCTGATTAGTGCATAAAGACGCTTGACCGACTGCCACATTATTTGCACCCGATGTATTAGCAGACAAACTATTATCTCCAATAGCTGTATTATTTCCACCACTTAAACTTCCACTATCTAATGCTTCATTACCTAAAGCCACATTATCTGTTCCTGTTGGATAATTACCATCTAATTTAATTGTGCCATTTGCAGTAAATGCACCTGTTGTTGAAACTGCACCTGATGTACTAATAACAACATTATCTGCTAAAGCTGAATCTAAAAAATTTACTGTATTTGCTGATGTATCTATTTGTGCAAATAAAATATCGTCTGAACCATCATGTATATATAAACTCCATGTTGTTGATGATGGAGTGTTTGTATCTAACCAGAATTGACCAGCATATTGAGTAGTTGGTGCTGATGTTCCTGAGTTATTACTTGAAATTGCTAAAAGAGCATTGTTAATATCTGCTCTAGTATTTGGAAAAGTTTGGTTTGAAATTATATAATCGTGCTGTGCCATAAAATTAATCTTATATCATTTTTATTGTTTTTGTCCAATTCCGATTGCCTGATAATCGAAAGTTCTATCAACAGTACTACCAGAACTATTAAAAAATTCAACCACGAAAGATGCAGTACCTTTAGAGGTAATTGTGAAAAAATCTCCTGTTGCCATATTTTGACCTATGACAGTTAGTGATGGAGTTTGATAATACTCTGAACCAAAAGTAATAGTTTTTCCTGATGTGCTTGTTGTACTAGAAATATTACTACCTTTTTCAGTTCTAATAGGTAAAGATAATTTAAGTGCTAATGCTGAAACTTGTGGGCTTTCTTGTGTATTGCTAGATGTCAATTTTAATCTAAACTTAACTGCTCTAGCAACAAAATCTCCAGCTTTAAAATCTTGAAATGAAGTATAGGTTGAGGCATCTTGAGAAGTAGATATTTGTAATATTGCATTTGTATCTACAGAAGCATTAGAGCCACCATCAAACAATCCTTGTCTTGCATCAAAGTTTCCTGATGCAGAATCAAAGTTATTTACAAAGTTAATATTATTAACAATAAATGAACTTAAAAGAACATTAAATTTTAAAACAGAATTAAAATCAAAAGCATTTGCAAAATCATAAGTACCAGATGAAACTATTGCACCTGAACCACCATCAAAGAAACCAAGACCATCATCAAAGTTTCCTGTATGGCTGTCAAAGTTAATAGAAGTATCTAATTGTAAATTATTTGATACAGCTACAACATTAGATTTAGTTCCTGTAAATGCAGAATGTTCTGTTAATGTTTGTACTGATTCAATTTTATCTCCAACAACTTGTGCTGATATAACTTGACTTGCAAAGTCTGTTGATCTTATTCCAAATTTATCTACAGCTTTTATAAAGTATTTTCCTGTTCCTACAAATGGAGTTGTAACACTTGTTGCTGGTCTACCTATTCTTGGTACTAATACAGTTGTGTTTGCATAAGCTGTTTCATTAGTATTTGAAGTAAATCTTATTTCATAAAAATCAAGATCAAGGTTAGTTACAGCATCAAAAGAATGATAAAGTTTATCGCCTACTACATCTATTGAATAATTAGTTACATTATCTGGTGGAGTAAATGCACTATTAACTTCATGCTGTGCAGTTGTATAAGTGGATTTAACACCTACGGCATTTATTGCTCTTACTCTTACATCATAGATAAGACCCTCTTTAACAGGATATTTTTCTACTATAGAGTTTGAACCTCTACGCATTAATCTATAGCTTGATGAAGTTGATTCTTTGTACTCTACTTCAAACTGATCTGTAAAAGCATCTGTACTTGTAATATTAACTATTAATTTAGAAACAACTGAACCATCAAATAGTTCAAATAATTCATCTGATAATGATATTGCTGGTGCTTGAATTGAATTTGGATTAGGTAAAGTTGTATCAGGTATTGTTGGTATAGGATTTTTAGTATTAAAATCATAAAAATTATCTTGGTGTTCAAACAACTGAACATTAACAGTTAAATCTTCATTAATCTCAATACCTAATACTCTAAAAGGTTTAGCATTAAATCCACCACTAGCATAAGTGATTGCAACTATATCGCCTATTTCTAATTCTAAAAATTCTGATGTTAAAGTTAATTGTATTTGTAATTGGTTTCTTGATCTTCTTAAAATTACCTCACATAGAGCCTCAGCATTATAAGTATTAGTTACATTAGGAAACTCAAAATTACCCTCTAGCAAAGTATCATTATCTGCTGAAAGCATAGTTGCGTGTTTAAATTCTGTTATAACATTACTGTCATCTGCTGGTGGAAATGAAACTGTATCGTTCTGCCAATTCTTATATGGGTTTACATAAGTTCCTATAACTCGATTAAATTTATTATTTTTTCTTTCTCCTAATACTTTTGCACCACCTACTACATGATCTGCTGTTATAGTTTTAACTGATGAACCTGTACCCTCAATTTTAAGTTTATAAACACCATTATTATAAGTAAATAATGATCTCATTGGATTTAAAAGTTTTTTTACATTTTCAATTACTTTTTGGCTTGTATCTACAACAGCATTAGATTCAAATTTAATAATAGCTGGAATAACATCTGTTACACCTTTGCCATTAGTAAAATTAGAAGATAAATCTGAACTAAAGCTACCACCACTTACTTTCCAAAGAAAATTTAAATTACCAACACCAGCATTATCTCCATAAACAATTATAAGAGGATAAGCTGAACCACTAACTAAAGTTTTACTTCCCTCTCTACCTGTATTTCCATGTAGACCAAAATTATTAACAACTAATTTAGTACCTCTGTTAGCCTCTATTTGTTTTGATAAATTATCTACAGTTTGATTTGCATCTCCAATATAAACAGCAGAACCATCATCAGATTCAGTTTTAAATGTAAAACTTGCTGAACTAGGTGCTGTAAAATATCCAGAATATTTATGTGATTTAAAATTTCCTGGATTTGAAACAGTAATGCTAGTTGTTGTGCCTGTAGAAATTATAGACCTATTTGTAAAATAACTTGGATAGTCTCCAAAATAACCATTATAATTTTCTCTATATAGCCCAGCAACTTCTGTTACACTTGTCGTTCTTGGTTGGATTAAAGTATCAGCATCATTTGCAGAAGTTTTAAAAGATGCAAAATCAGATTCAAATGCACTATCTGGTAATCCTTTTCCATATCTAGTGTTTCTTAAATAATCTAGTAATACTAATGCAGAGTTTGGTGTCCATTTAGTTGCACTATCTCTAGGGTCAAAAATTTTTTTACCTTTTAATGTTACTCTTACTTGTGGAATAGAACTAAATATATCTTGATTCCATTTAAACCTAAAAGCTAAATATGCAACACCACTTAATTTATGATTAGATGTCCAATTAGTAGAATTAGTTAATATTGAAGATGCAACTTGTGTGTCTGTTCCATTAAATGCTTGAACTTGTATATGTGAACTATCTTTATAAAAATTACTATCTGATGCATTAACTTCTCTAACTACTCCATGATCTAAAGCATCTTCAAAAAAAACTCTTTTATCATCTATAAATACTTGTTCTACTTCATCAATTTCTCCCTCACAAAGAACTCCAGCCATATATAAGTATTGATTATCTGTTCCTGATGATTCTACAAATACTCTAGTAATTCCAACTTGTCGTCTGCCATAAACTACAGGGATTTGTGCATTGTTAGATTGTTTGTTAATTAATACACCTCGTTCTTCTTCTGGTGTATCAAACTCAGGAATATCAGGAATAGGAATAAGCCACCCAATAAAACTTGTTACAACATTAACAATAGCTTCAACTATTCCACCCATTAGTGATA